CAGGCAGTGGATGTGTATTTTAGCCAGCTTGCGGATCGGGTTGTGGAGAGGGCGGGGAAGAACGCAGAAGGCGCAATGCAGAAGGCGGAAGGCAGTAAGGCGGATTTGCCTTCGGCTGGATCGTTATTGAATGGTGAGGATCGGAAGAAGCTGGAAGCGATCGTGAAGCGGTTTTATGTGGAAGTTATTCAGCTTTCGTGGGAGACGTGGAATTACACGCTAGGTATTGAGAAGGCGTTTGATCTGGAAGATCCTTTGGTTACCAACCTTTTGAAAGCAGCGGCTTGGCGTGTGAAGGAAATCAATGACGAGACGATGAGTGAAATACGAGAGGCTTTGAAATATGGATCCTCCCAAGGCTGGAGTATTGATCAACTGGTGCGCGGTGACGAGAATCAGCCAGGCCTGCGGAACATTGTGGATGAGGTTTACAAGGGACGAGCGCGAACGATCGCACGGACTGAACTGGGTGACGCACAGAATTCCGCTACGGTGAGCCGTTATCAGGAAGCCGGTGTGAAGCTGGTGGAGATCCTGGACGGCGGCAACGATGACGATGATGAAGAGTGCCAGGTGGCGAATGGTCAGATCTGGACTTTGGAATTCTTCAACGCAAACCGTTTGGAGCATCCGAATTGCACGAGAGCGGCTGCGCCTGTGTTTGATGATGTAACGCCGGATAGGAGCTAGTGACTAGGAATTAGGAACTAGGAGAAGTGATTATGAATAGTCAAATCAAAATATTGCCACATACGCCTGATGAGCCGTTGCGGATTGAACGGGAGTTTGAGGATGGGCGAGAGATCATTGTGATCGAGGGTGTGCGATATGACGCTGATTATTTCCGTGTGTTTTCTCATCCCGAAACGGATGTTCTATATTCGGTAGTGCACGGCGAAGATGATGTTGTGAAGTTGACGGTGATCCACAACCGCGTTGAGGCTGAGCATTTTTTTGATGAGACGTTTGGTGCGGACCCGGCGTTTACGTGGAAGCAAGTGAAGGAACGGTATCAACCTAATTTAGACGGGCAGGGAGACCCTGCCCCTACGGAGGAAGATTATGGACTATAAAACTTTGCCATTTTTTGTGAAGGAATTGGATGTGAAGAGCCGGATGGTGACTGGCATCTTTGCGGTGCATGGAAATATCGATAGCGGACACGATATGTCTATCAATGGGTCGTTCGAGAAGTATTTGAAGAGCGGCCGTTCGCGTGTGCGCTTTTTGTGGAATCACAATTCGATGAACCCGCCGATCGCAAGTGTGAAGCAAGTGCGGGAAGTTGGGCGTGAAGAACTACCAGCGAAGGTGCTTGAATGGGCACCAGAGGCAACTGGCGGCGTGGAAGTGACACGCAAATATTATGAAGATATTCCGCTTTCAGATTGGGTGTTCAAAGGCATTCAGGAAGGCGATATTACCGAGATGTCTTATGCGTATGACGTCCACGAGTATTCGATCAAAGAGCGTGAAGATGGTCAACGTCCGATCCGCATTTTGAAAGAGGTGGAACTGTATGACATCTCTGATGTGAATTGGGGCATGAACCCCGCAACGGCTGGTGTGAAGGGTCTGCCTGTGACAGGCACGACTTTTGTACAACACTCTGCACTGGTGGAGAGCACCGTGGAAGAGTTTTTGGCGCGCGTGAAGGACCGCAAGAACTTCCGTGAGGCTGAGGGGCGTTCGCTTTCAGATCTGACGCGCGGTCGTTTGGCAAAGATGGTTGAGGAGATCTCAGGCATTTTGGCAGAGACCGCACCGATGGCAAGTGAAGCGGATGTAATGAACGAGCTTGCGAAATTTGAAAAATCAAAATTATTTAAATAAGGAGCAACACCATGAACTGGAAAGAACTGCAAGCAAAACTTGATGCGAAGCGCGCCGAATTGGCGGAGATCTTTGCGAAGGCTGCAACCAAGCAGGACGGACAGGACCGCTATAACCTGACCCCTGTGCAGCTCGATGATGTGAAAGCCCGCAATACCGAGATCGATGATCTTGCGAAACAGATCGAAGATCTGAAGTTTGCGGATGATGTTTATCAGGCCAACGCCAAGGCGATTCGCGAAAGCAACCGCCCTGCAAGCCAATTGCCTTTGGGCGGCGGGCAGAAGGCTGGCGGCAACAACCAACAACAGAAAGAGGTGAAGAGCCTGGGTCAGTTGTTTGTTGAAGCTCAGGAATATAAAGAGCGCCGCTCAGTTAAGGGCATTGAAGTGAAGTTGAACGATTTCGATTTCCTTGAGGTGAAGACCTTGATGGAAACCGGCGCTGGCTTTGCTCCACAGGCAGTTCGCACCGGGCGTGTGGTTGAGTACGCTCACCGCCGTCCTGTTGTGGCTGACTTAATCCCGCAAACCCCAACTGATCAATCTTCCATCGTTTACATGGAAGAAACCACTTCAACCAATAGCGCAGCCACCCGTCTTGAAGGCGGCTCGGCTGGTGAAAGCGCTCTCGTTTACACAGAGCGCACAAAGGCTGTGCGTGAAATCGCGACATTCATTCCTGTGACTGAAATCCAGATTGAGGATGTTGCCCAGGCGCGCTCTTTGATCGATAACCGCTTGATGGCATTCCTTGATCTGACCGAAGAAGCCCAGCTCTTAACCGGCGATGATAACGCGCCGAATTTGGGCGGCTTCCATACCGTTGTTTCGCAATCTCAAGCCAAGGGCGCTGACCCCGTGCCTGATGCCATTTATAAGGGCATGACCAAGGTCCGCGCGACCGGCATGGCTGAACCATCCGCTGCGATCATTCACCCGAATGACTGGCAGGATATTCGCTTGCTGCGCACCACTGACGGTCTTTATATCTGGGGCAATCCCAGTGAAGCAGGTCCGGAGCGCGTTTGGGGTTTGCCGGTTGTGGTCACCACGGCTGAGACCGAGAACACTGCGCTGCTTGGCGATTTCCAGTTGTATTCGGAAATCTTCCGCCGGCGCGGTGCCAATATCAAAGTGAGTGACTCTCACTCTGATTATTTCATCAAAGGCAAGCTCGCCATCCGCGCTGACAAGCGCCTAACACTGGCGATCTATCGCGCAAGTGCTTTCTGCAAGATCACTGGCATTTAGTGATCAGTAATTCGTAATCAGTGGGGCGGGTGATGAACCTGCCCCACTGGAAGGAGAACACATTATGTTTATTGAAGGCGGCATTGGACCTTATGAATTTGCTGGCACGCCAGGTGCGGGAACCAGCGAAGTGCAGACCTTGACCATCGGTGGGACGCCTGATGGAGGTACTTTCAAGCTGACGTATGACGGTCAAACCACAGCAGCTATCGCATGGAGCGCAACGAATAATACACTGCGTGACAATGTAGATGCAGCCTTGGAAGCGTTGACAAACATTGGCGCAAGCGGCGTGGCGGTGGCTGTTGGCACGATGACAGCGGGCATTGGTACGCTAACGATCACATTTGGTGGTGATCTGACAAAGCTGGCTGTAAATACGATCACTGTGGGTGATAACAGTTTGACAGGTACGAGCCCAACGTTGGCCGTGGCCGAAACCACACCTGGCGTGACCGCTGATTTTCGCGGCGCAAAGAAGGGTGCCAAGGTGATCGATACAACCAACGGCATTGATTACATCAATACCGGAACAGCGCTGGCTCCGACTTGGACAAAGACCGGAACCCAGAGCTAACCCCCTCCCGGCCTCCCCCGAATGGAAAGCGCATTTGGGGGAGAAGGAATAAGGAATATTTATCATGACTAGTCTTGTCTCCCCAGCCAATGTGAAAGCGATCGTTAATACAGCGATGTCTGATGTTAATTTGCAGACGGTGATCGATCGTGTTGAAAGCCAGGTCAATGCGCGAATTGGCGTGCCCCAAACAGATGCGTATGCCACCGAAGTTGTGAAGACGATGCGCGGCGAAGGTTTTTATTTATTCACGCCCACCGAGATCTACAGCGTGGTGAGCATTGTTGAGGACGGGAATGCCCTGACGAGTGATCAATATCAGACCTGGGCTGGCGGTGTGATCGAGCGCCTGCCTGAAGAAAGTTATTGGGGAGACCGCTGCGTTGTGACCTATAAGCCGGCTGACGATCGGCTGAAGCGCGCGCAAGTGATCATTGATCTGGTAAGGCTGGTCATTGAACGCACTGCGATGAAGAGCGAAAACATTGCGGGCGAATATTCCTATACGGCACCGGATAACTGGGATGCTGAGTTTCGCAAGGCGATCAAACAATTGATGTTTAAGGCGATATAAGGAGATAAAAATGCCAAGAACAAGTATGAACTATCAGCAAATTGTGCGGACGGGTCTGGAAGAGTCCTACGCGGCAGTTGATGCCTCGAATGGAAATCAATTTCAGAATGATGGCCGCATGTTTCTTTTGGTGAAGAATGGAGCAGGTGCGCCGATCAATGTGACGATCACAACTCCAGGCGCTGTGGATGGGAATGCTGTGGCGGATCTGGTGGTGGCTGTGACGAACGGTGAGCAACGCATGATCGGTCCGTTTCCGCCCAATTTATATAACACTGATGGATATGTGTATGTTGATTATTCATCGGGAACCACTATCACAGCGGCTGTGCTGAGGTTGTAACTGTGAGCTTCGATAACTTTTTGAACCAGACTTGCACGATCAATCGGCCAACGGCTGAGGTGACACATGGCCGCTATAACGAGAACATATATTCTGATGTTGTTGTTGGCGCTGATGTACGCTGCCGTCTGGTGGAGAAGAGTGTGAAGCTGCTGGATGAGAAGACCTCGGAATACAGCTGGATCAAGGCGACTGTTTTGTTGCTGCCGGCTGGGACGTCGATCCTGCCATTGGATAAGGTGACGATCGGCGATGATGAGTGGATGGTGAAGCAGCCGTTGAAGCGCACACGCGGCAATGCCGAGCACCATGTATCGGCTGTTGTGGAGGCACTCAATGGCTGATGGTTATAGTCTTGACTGGCGTGATGAAGATGTCAAACGTATTGTGCGTGAGAATGGAGCCGCCATCATTTCTGAATTCGCATTGACTGTTGAAGGCGAATCGAAAAAAGAACTGGAAAAAGATCATGGCGTTGAGACCGGTACCTTAAGGCGTTCTATTCATGTGGTTTTGCCTGGTTATGACTGGAGCGGAGATGATGTTGAGCCAGACCCTGGCACGCCTGAGCGTGGTAACGCTTTGGTTACGCCTGATACAAACAGCACGGAGCTCACAGTCGAGGTTGGTAGTGGTGAGAATTATGCAATGGCTGTACATCAAGGTCATCATAAATTTCAGGGCTATCACTTCATCACAAATGGTTTGAATAAATCAAAAGAAAAACTACCATCTATCATCGCAAGGTATAAGGTGCAGAAATGATCGATCCGCTGGAAGCCGCCATCAAGTTTTTATTAGGCCGCGCAGAATTAGCCGGCTTGAGCAATCGAATTGCGTCAAAGCATAAGTATGGCGAAGATTGGTCAACTGCGCAGAGTTCGTTGATCGTAATCCTGGATGACAGCGAGCCAAATTGGGATCTGCAGGTGCATGATGTGCGCTTGGAAGTACAGAGTTATGCAGCTGATGATGCTACGGCAATGGATACCTGGATGGCGCTTGTTGCGCTTTCACGTGATGCGACGCGGGAGCTGGTGACAACATCAAAAGGTGATGCGCTGGTGTATTCATTTTTGCCGGAATCAGGTCCGTCTTATTTCCCTGATAAGGATCTGGACATGATGAAGCGTATTTTGAGCTTCTGGCGAATACAGGTTTATGAAGCGCCTGTAGTGTGATCTTTCAGATAACGGAGGTTTTATGCAAGGTGATAAAAAAAA